GGCCCTTGCGGGCCTGCTGGGCCAGTTGGACCGGCGGGACCTGTCGGACCGGGCGGGCCTTCTGGGCCGGGCGGACCGGGCGGGCCAACGCCGCCGCCGCCACCACCCGCTGTCGTCGTATCAACAAATGATTGTTCGACCCAGTGCCCGACATCATCACATGCATATTCGCCGATAGCTTTGGCGACGATCGTGCGGTTGACACCGCCGAGCAAACTGAGGTTCGGGCCGTTCTGTAAGATGATCGGCTGCGTCGCCGATGTTGGTTCCCAAATGACCTTCTTCGTGCACTGCCACGGAAGGCCGTTCTCATCAACCGGCGGCGGCCCCAGCGACGTGACTGTGCCGGTGCCCTGCGCCACGATATTGTTGGTATCGACGGAATCGTCGGACGGCGCAATTGTGACTGTACTTGCCACCGGCAACGTTACCGGCGGCGCGTCTCCGTGCGCGCAATCCCACGCCGCGAATGGCATTGATCATAAAGTCCCGCTTATCTCGGGTAGTCGTAATCGTGATAGGGCCGTGGGCGGCGGGGATACCGCCGGCCGTCGCCATACGGGCCATAGCCGTATGAATGCGGATGATCGTAACGCCATTCGGGACGCGGGTGTCGTCGATAGCCGTAGCCGGGCGGCACGACTTCGACACCGCGCGGCCCAACGATGACGCCTTGCGCCTGTGCACTTTCGATCGCTGCGGGACTCGCCATGAAGATCACAACGGCCGCGCAAAGTAGACTGAACTTCATGGAAAGTCTCCGTGTTACGATTTCAGTTAGACTGGCCGGATGAATACACCTAAAAGAGTGCCGTCCGCCGACAAGCCACCAAACTGGATAAGCTGCCAGCCATCCGATCCCATCTGATTTAGCCAAGCTTTTTTATCGTCGAGCGTACCGATAGGAAACGGCTGCATCTCGTACTCGTAGGCTTGCGGCGCCGGACCGCCATCGGGCGCGGCTTTGCCGAGGCTTGTTTGACTGCGCTCATCGCTTCACCTCGATCACATAGCTGGCCATGTCCCCAGCACGCCAAACGCCCAATATCCGAGACCGAAACACACGATGCAGATGCCGATCAGGATGAGGAGCTATTGCATCATTGCAGCTGCCCGAAAGCACTCGCCCAATCTCCCGGCGCCTGTTGCCGACAGAGCTTGATGTTCGGATACCAGTGATTGCCGATGTGCCAGCGCCAGCAGGACGTAAACGGCAGAATTGCGGATGTGGCCCGGTGCCCGAGCGCGCCCGCCACGTGTAGCGCTGCCGTGTCGATCGAGATGACGCGATCGAGAACCGAGATCAAAGCCGCTAAGTCGGCGAAGTCTTCAACGCCGGGCACGAGCACCCCATGCGCCTGCGCTTGCTCTGTGTCATGCGTCTGCAAGCTGATGATACGGCAGTCACTGAGCACCTGATCGAGCATTAGCTCAAGCGCGATCTCGCGCTCGCGATTGGTGCCGCGCTCGCTCGACCATGTTATGCCAAGCGTCGGCTTGTCGTCCCAAAAGCGCAATCGCCATTTCTTCTGCAACACAGGGTCGGGCCAGATGTAGGACGCAAAAAGCGGCCCTGACGATGGCGGTTGCAGCAATGTCATCAGATCGAACGTGGTGCAGCAGACATCCTGCTCACCGATCTCGCCGACGAGCGGCGCAAACTGCTGCGCGAGGCGCTCAAGCTCTTTTGGCATATGCAGCGCGACCGCACCGCGAATCTGATGCAGGTAGCGCAGCAGCATCACGGTGTCACCGAAGCCGCCTTCATGGATCACCACCAGCCGCTTGCCGGTCAAGCGCTCGCCGCGCCAGCGCGGCAGGTCGCGCAGCAGCTGCCGGCCGCGCTCATCAACACCATGCACGAACAAGTTCCATCGGTGCTCGAAGTCCTCGCGTGCGTCGTGATAGCGCCCGAGTCCGAAAAGCGTCAGCGCCCGGTCCCAGCGCGCGTGCGGGGTGTCATCGAGCTCCAGCGCGGTGTCGAGCTCCGCGAGCGCGGCGTCGTAGTCGCCGCGATCAAGATGGCGGATCGCGAGCTTGACGTGCTCGGTGTGGGCTTCGAAGTTCATGCTCAATGATCGCTATATAGCCGTCGCTCGCACACTTGCACCTCGAGGAGATCGTGGACGGCTTTGCCAACCTCGATCGGGTCGTGACTGTCCTGTTCGTCAAGCCAGCCGTAAATGATCAAATAATCGACGACTTCCGCGTCGAGCAGAATGTGGACCGCCATGTCGGGGTGTAGGTGCATCGTGCGATTAGCCTCTCACGACGCGGTCTCGATTGGCATTTTGTTCGGCCCGTGTGGTCCAGCGACAGTTGCTCGGTTCGTAATTGCCGTTGTTGTTAATTCGGTCTATCGAAAAGTCTGGCGGCCTCTCCCCCATGTCAGCCAGGAAATGATCGAAATTGTACCACCGTTCACACACGCTAATGCCCCGACCCCCGTAGTTCTTGTACGCCTGATTATTTGGATTTGTGCACCGCTGAAGCATCGCAGCCCAACTATGGTAGGTTTGCGATCTGCTGTTGCGACTACTGTGCCCATGTCGGCGATTTGTTTCATGGGCCTTAATGCGAACCTTAGCTAAATTGTCGCGCTTCAAACATCCGCACGACATTGTTCCTCGTCGTAGAGCGATGCCTGCTACGATGACTGGATTACCGCAATCGCAATCACAGAGCCAACGGCATCCGCCTCGACTCGCTGCTTGTGCGCGAACAACCAGGCGCCCGCATCGCGCCCCGAGCATTTCGACTTTTGCTGGCATATCTAGGCTATTAGCGTATCGATATCGACTTGCTTCGGCGCCCGATCCCGCGCACGCAACCCCAGGACCATCGCCAGCGCCACCGCGCCGTCAATTCGGAAGCGCGCTTTGTCCTTGTCGAGCTTGCGATTGCCGGCGGGGTCCATGGTGGCGATCGCGTTCGCCATGTTCCAGTTCAGGATCGGATTATTTGAATGGACCAGCTTGCGGTCGATGATGGTGCCCTCGAGCGCATCGATGGCCGGCCCCATATCCTTGTAGCCCTGGCCCCAGGGTACGACGCGCAACCCGTCCTGACCGCGTTTGCTGCTTTCCTCGTCCCGGTAGGCTCGCAAGCCGATGTGATCAAACTCGCGCAGCAGCTCGTCGGCGCGCCAGCGGTCGTAAGCAAGGCCGCGCACGCGGTAGTGAGGGGTCAACTCCGCAATGAACCGTGCTATCACTGCGGGGTCGAGCGCTCGGCCGGCGCACGTCCGCAAGTGACCCTGATCCACCCATTGCATGTAGCGCAGATTGCCGGTGCCGAAATCACGCGCCGAATGCTCGCGCAGATTATCCGCGGGTTTCCAGAAGAACGATTGCACGCGCACAGGCTCGGTGGCCGAGGCCATTACCAGCGCGCTGAGGTCGATGGTGCTGGCGAGATCCAGCCCGAGGTAGATCTCCTCACCGGGCGAGAAGTCGGCCGCGCCCGCACAGTCCATCCACTCCGCGCGCGCGATCAACGGCGAGTCCGGCGACACGCGTTGGTTCAAGAACAAGTTCCGAACCTTTGGCTCCTCGGCCGGCATGCGTTTGGCCTTGGTGATCGCGGCGACCAAATCCTCGCGATCACGAAAATCTCCCAGCGCCGGGTTTGCCTTGTACCATTGCGCCTCGTCGTCGAGGTCGCAGTCCTCGTCGGCGGCGAACAGGTGGCAAACGATCGACGGATCAACGCCCGACAGACCGTCGTCGATTAGGCGCGAGAGGATATGTTCCGGGTCGTTGCTTTGCGTGCTGATCGTAATGAACAGCGGTTCGTCGCGTGCGCCGAACGAGGTGTCCAGAACGTCATAGAGCGTGCGGCTCTTGGCTTGCGCAAGCTCGTCGTAGATGACCACGCTCGGCAGATAGCCGTGCTTGGTGCCAGCTTCAGCGGAGATCGCGCGATAGACCGAACCTGTCGGGCGTCCAATCATAGTCTTGGTGGAGGGCACCAAGTCGATCTTGGCCAACAACTCCGGTTCAAGCTCCACAATCTGGCGCGCGAACTTGTAGACGATGGCCGCCTGGTCGCGATCGTTGGCGGCGCTGTAAATCTCGCCGTTGGGGATTGCTTCCGGCCCAACCAAATGCGCCAGGGCGATGGCCGCGATCAGCGCGGTCTTTCCGTTCTTGCGCGCGATGGACAGAATGGCGCGACGCACCACACGCTTGCGGCTCCTGTGTGGTTCATAGATGTCGCGAATAAAATCTTTCTGCCACTTGGCAAGCTTGAACGGTTCCCCTTGGCCCTTGCCGCTGGGGATTGTCAGCCGCTCGACAAACGCGATCACGCGGCGGGCGCGCGCGCGGCCATAGGCGGTGCGCTTAACTGGCGAGGAGACCGTCGAACTTCCCTTGGCGCTGCTCGCCGGAATAGCCGGCGGCAATGCGGGAGCGTGCGGCGGGTGTGAGTCCGAATTCGGATGCATATCTGACCATGTCGCCGGCGGCTTTGCGTACAATGTTCACCACTGGATTTGGCACCGCCTGGCCGTCGCGTCGGATCAACAAACCCTGCATGACAGGATCATTGTCAGCGATCCTGCTTAGGATCTCTGCGGCCGAGCGCCATTGTCCGTAGGCGTAGCAATAGGCGGCCAGCGGCCCGATGTCGGCGACTGTCAACAACCCCAGCCGATGCAGCTCGGGCGCTATGCGATACCATTCATCACAGGCGTAACCCACCAAGTGCTCCGGCGGCTCTGGACACATGGCAGGAACTTGCGGTTCGGGTTCTTCGGGGATTGCCCTTTTGCCTGGATTGCCGCGCAGCAAGCGCAGATGAGTTGGAGTTGGACGGGGACCACGCTGCATCACTGTCACCTAATGTTTGCTTGCTTGTGCATTTGAAGGCTGACGCGCCAGCCGCGCGCGGTCGCCATTGACCGGCATACCTCGGTTGCCTTGTGACTCACTGAGATTGGTTGCAGCCACACGTCCTCACCGCACCAGGGCCGTTTCCGGCGTTTGAGCATGTGTTCCAGCTTCAACACATCGGCCAGCTTACCTACCGGCATCTTGAACTCGTTGGCGCGCTCCACGGTAAAGTCAACGATGGGGAGACCACCTGGCATGTTGAACTTCGGCGACAGGGTGACGAATGTTTGGTCCGCCGCCAGCACCACCTCTGTACCGGATGTTTCGATCTGTACGGTGCGGCCTAGCTCGAGCAACGCCGACGTCAGAGCACGAAGATCGTACTGGCACGGCTCCCCGCCGGTAATCACCACATGCTTGGCAGACCGCTGTCGTACCAATTGCACTAGGTCCTCAACTTCCACCCACGCGAACCGCGCGTCCCCCTCGCCATGGCTTCCAGCTTCTCCCTGGTGCGCCTCTTGTTGTCGCGCCCGCCCTGGTCAATCTCGATGTAGCCCCACAGGTTCTGCTCGTAGCGCTTCACCGTTTCCACGTAGTGACCGAACAACTCGTCGAACTTCGATATCTTTTCCGGTGCAAGCCCGAGCGCCTGGTCCATGCTCATGTTGTGGGCTTCTGCGTGTTGCGTGGCCAACCAGTACACCCCGGAGTCCAAGAACATCTTGCGGTCTCGCGCAATCAAAGCATGACCTCGTGATGGTGCAGCCCGACCCCTACATCGCCGGCCACATACTGGACCGGGTGGAGGAATTGAAGGGC